CAATCCGGAATGGCGATCGGCAAATTGCGTCTTCAATCTGTCTTGAGCGGGAGTAAGAAGAACCTTTGGATGCTTCAACACTCCGGACGGCTTCGCTCCATTCTCAAAAAGAGAAGAGCCGAATTTTTCGGTAGCAAGACCGAGTCCGATGGCTTCACGCGCAAGCGTGATGATAGATCGCCCCTTGTAACCTCGCGGTAGAGGCCCGCGAATGTGATGCATCTCTAACTTCGAGAGCTTGGACTTCGTGTTGTCCGGCATCACCGCTTCGTATGTCGGTGTCCAATCGGACGCCTGTTTAATCTCTACACCATCCGGGTTCAGCGGAATCAATCCGACTGTCTGCCCCCTGTTGTTTCTCTCTACGAACGAATACCCGTTACCGCGCGATGCCAAATTGTGCATCGTTCCTTCAAAGTATTCGAACGATGTATTCCAGCCGTTCGACTTGTCGTGAAGCACCTTGTAAAGAGGATGGTCCGTAGCGCGATCTTTGCCGCCGTCTTTACGGCGCTTGTAAAGAATGCATGGCAAGCTTGCGACACTCTCCGCAAGAACTCGCTGGCAAATCAATACTGTGGTATGGCGCAGTGCTGACTCTGGCGAAACGTTCACGCCAGATGTTGTTCGCAATCCCTGCGCTTCAGCAATGAGCCTCGCCCACTGCTCCATAGGAATCGATTCTGTAATATCGGCCTTCGGATTGAAGACGTTCGCGATACGTTGAAGAACGCCCATTTAAATTGTCACCATCGAATAGACGTTCTTGAAAATGGAAATGAAAAAAGCGACGGCTAACCCCGTCGCTTTTTGGGTGCAAATAGGGGTTGCGTTGGATCGGTTGTTGCTATATTAGATACATCCCAGCCCCTGAGGAATCTAGCATGACAGACCAAGATAAAAGCGATGAGGTGAAGTGGTTTGACTCTGAGGGACGAGAAACTACCTTCGTGAAAGGACGCTATTTCAGCTATGTGCAGGATAATCCACTGTATGTGGAAGTTGGCGCACCCAGACTCGATTTCTTGCATCAAGAGGATGGGTCCACCATCGTTATTGAAACTAGGCCGACGAAAGCGGATTAGATCGCACCAAGACCGCTAAGCAATTCATGGCAGATATCCGAGAACAGCAATTCTTTACCGGTTGGCGACGCGCCCCAGCCCGCCATAGCGATCCTTCGTGCAGAGAAGTTCGTCGCATCCGCACCACAAATCCATGCCTCTTGCGACGCGATCGCAGTGGAGGTGACCGATCTATCGGAGCCCAATTGAGCACCATCTTTGAATAGTCTAGAAGCGGCGCTGCTAGTGCGCTGTGCCATGAATAGGCCGATCGAACTTGCGCTCGCAGGGTTAGTGCCGCCTCCGCCATCGTTGACGCTCCACGACGCAAACCCACCCGATAACGGGTTGATGAACGAGCGCGGAGCGGTGACGCTACCAATGTCTGCGGCACCGGCCGCATCGACGTTCGAAAGAGAATATTCAAACATCGCGTAGTTGTTCAGCGTGCCCTGAACGCCATTTACACTTGGCGTGAACTGGGTGCGGCAGCGCGAATTGGTGCCGTTGCCGGCCCAGCCTCGATAAGCAAGGAAGTTCGGCGAGTTGACGGGAATTAGCGTAAAAGCGGCCGGTGCCATTACGTTGAGCGATCCAGCCTGACTATCTGCTAACGCCGTTAGATAAAGCACGTCCCAAATTGAAAACAGCCCGTTGTTCTTTAGTGCACTGATCCAGTTATCAACCAAGAACTTGTCACGGTCAGTCTGCGGGCCGGTCATAGCTGCGAACATCGCGGCGGCTTCAGTATTAGAAATGCTGTAAGCCGGCTTGACGTAGTTCTTCTTTGCGGCGTAGCGCATTGTCGTCGCGTAGGTCTGATATGTCGTATATGACCCATAGAGGAAGAACACCACGGCATCGTCACCATGACCAACCGCACTGAACGGCCGGAAGTGGTGATACGTCTGGTCAGTCGAGATATCGCGTGTCTTTGTAGCTATGTTGGTTGTCTCGTTAAACGACCATTCCGAGATAGTATATTTTGCCGTCGAAGACGCCACCAGACACATATAGATCGTGTCCGTCGTGTTGCCGTCGAAGCAGAGACCACCGGCATAGTGGTTTTCGTTGGCATAGAGCGAGATTTGCCCCGTCGCCAGTCGCGTCTTTAACCACGCTGAGCCAGTCCAACGGGCGTGCCAATATTCAACATCGGTAAAAGCGATATTACGCGCGCCAGTACTGGACGGAAACTTCGCATACAGAACACGCGGCTTCCCATCCGCTCCTAGCTTGATATTCCAATTCCAGCAACGCCCACCTGTCGTATCATCCACCAGTGTACATGACACAGAGGGGTCTAGCGGAAGCGCGTCGAGAATTTCTGTATCGTCAGACTTAAAGTATCGTTCAACACCAGCGATCACCTTCATGTAACAATGGTAGAGAGAAGTCGCGATTTCGTTAGGATGACCATTGGTCAGAAAGAAATCGATACGGTCCACTCCGTTGTCAACTATGTGAACGTATGGCCGCTGCAATGTCACTTGGAAGATAGACGAAAATGTCCACGTCGCAGTACCGGCCTCAACAGACGCCGCCGACGCCTTCATCATCTTCTGCGGCATCGTGTTGGGGGATGAGTTAGACCGATAGAAGTTACGAAGAAAACCGTCCGCGGAAAGCAACGTTGGCTTGGCGTATGAAGTCACGACCCCGCTATCAGATACCGTTACTTCCGTATTGAAAGATTGGGTGTCAGGCAGAGGATTAGTCGAGACGCGGTAATGAAACCCCTCAGTACCAGCCGCATGCTTTGAATAGAATGGCGCTATTCTGCCTCCGGGCAGCACGATAGGGGCCGCGTCGTCGTGGTCGTCTGTTTCCAGCCCTGACTTTAATCGGGTGTTCCAAACAACATCGTTCTGCATCTTGTGCAGGTTGGAGTTACCCGCCGATGAGATAGACCCGACATAGTATGCGCCGCTAGAATAGATGGCGGTCGGCATGTTGAACCATGTTTTGGCTGCATCAGCATTCAGTTGCAGACCGCCAAGGAATGGCGCAATAACTCCTCCAATAGAACAAAGCGATGACGACCAAAGCCCTACTTGCGCGCCGATCACTACCAGCCAACCACAATGTTGGTTGCCGTGGTGCCCGTCGCGAAAATACGCGTAGCGCGAATTGGATGCGGCACGCCAACAGCAAGAACGCCAGACAGAATCGTAACCGTCTCACCGCCTGCAGTTATGATTTTCAAGTCACCCGCAACGCCGATATAGATTGCGCGGGACTCATGCGCCAAATCTGTTGCGTCGTTTGTAGTGACGACAGCTATGTGATTCAGCGGGCCGTCGAGTCCAGTAGAGAGCCCCGCGAAGTCGTCAGTAGAAGCCATAGTTAAATCTCCGCGAAGCCGCGTGTCTCGTAAATGGAAGGCCCTACGGCCGGTGTAATGTTTGAAGTGGCTGCACCGATCGCCATGGCTAACGCCACGACAGGGTCAATTCGGTTCGTTGCCTTGCGCTTTGAAAACCAATAGTTGTCAAAGAGCGGGTCTCGCTCCAACGCCGCGGACATGATTGCTGAAATTATTACAGGGCTGCGCTGGATTCGAATTCGCTTTTCAAAGATTAGCGACTCGAATTCCTTGATAGAACCCGGCATCCACAAACCAAGCGGAGGTTCGGTGCCATTGTCTTTCGCTTCCTGTAACTGCGCATCAGTTGGCTTCGCACGCTTGCGGCCACCTTGCGGGTGCTCTACTTCGTTGAGCTTCAGCCCGATCGCGTCTAGCTCTTCGGTAAGTTTCCGGTAGCCGTATCGATCATAAGCGAGTACCTTAAGAGCATACTCATTATTGAGTGTCGCAAGAGCGGCAGCGATAAAATCCAGACGAATAGCTTTGCCCGGAATGGCATGCAGCCATTCTTGCGTAACCCATACGTCATACGGCGCCTTGTCTCTTAGTGAGCGCTCTTCAAGAGTGTCCTTTGGTGTCCACGCATCAACCCACGCGTCGTACATCATCTTGCCGAAGCCGGGGTGCCCTTCTTCTTGGCAAATGCCGGTTTCGACAATGCACCCGCGGGCCGTCAAATCCTGTGCCGCGGACAAGTCGAGTCCTGCGTACAGGTCTTTGCCTTCGTGAATACTTGGGTCGAAGTCGGCCAACACTTCTTCAAGAGCGGCACGAGACATCCAAGACTCGTCGGCGTCCGTCCACATGCAGAAGTGCAAACGAAGAATGCCGTTGAGGCTGCCCGGGATGGCCTTCGCCTGTCGCACAACGCCCGCGAGATAGCCCCGCGTAATCGTCACATCCAACAGCGGGTTAGCCTTAGCCCAACACAGAGGGTCTTTAAGAGGGTCGTCGTTGCTGTCGAGTGAACAAACAAACGAAAACATGTCGTCGAATGTAACAACGTCGTCTAGATCGTAGACGAACGTTCCTTCTTGATCTGGCGTGCGAGTGCCCGCGGCAGCCTTGATGGCTGTCACGTGCTCTTCATAGCAAACCGTATTCCGATCGGAGCCGGAATTTGTAATCATGATCAAGAGCGGCTGTCGACGAAACTTGAAACCGCGTTCAAGCATTTCGATAACGGCACGACTCGGGTGCTCGTGGATTTCGTCGCACAGCGCCACGTAAGGACGCGGGCCGCTCTTAACCTCGCCAGTGATCGGGCGGAAGAACGAAGCCGTCTTTAGGTCCGCGAGATTCCATTCTTTGCCGGCTCCGCCTGAAGGCGTAAGCCGGGCATTGAGGGCGGGGGATTGAGTGCACATGGCAACGGCATCGCGGAACAGGACCATGGCTTGGTCCTTGTCCTTACCGGCTGCATAGATTTCGGCGCGTGGCTCCCCGTCAGCCAATAGGCAATACATGCCTGTGCCGGCCGCCCACGGAGACTTGCCATTACCCTTGCCTTCCTCGATATAGGCGCGACGAAAGCGCCGCGTGCCGTCTGCCCGCTTCCATCCGAATAGCGAACCGGTCTTGAAAGCCTGCGACGCGTGAAGATGAAACGGATTGCCTTCGAACTGGCCGCCATTTAAGCGCAGCACGTCCGGAAAGAAGTTGATTGCCTTCAGGGCCGCATCTAAGTCCCAAGTGAGTCCGCGCTCGTGGCCGTGCTCTAGGTCTTTGAGATGCCTTCTACACGCGTTGCGGATATGCGGGCCGGCAATGACCTTGCCGTCAACAACCGCGTGCGCCCATTCGGTAACGGGGTCACGCAGTGCCTTAGAAATACTTTTTGCTGGGGTCTTCGTCGCTCTTTTTGCCATCCGGCATCGTCACCTTTGATGCGTCGGAAGGCGTCGCGCCAAGCTGGCCGAGACACTGCCGCAATAGGTTCAATGCCTGAACGCCAACTTCCTCGCCCGCGATCAAGCGGCCAAGGATTTCAGCGGCAATGCCGACGATTGAACGGTGTGATTTGTTGAGCCATGGAAGGTCATCAGAGAGCGTTCGCCACGCTTCAATCTGACTCGCCTTCTTCATCCACTTCGGCGGCTCGCCAAGCGGGCTACTGACTTGCGGCTCTTCGCGCTCTTCAAAGCGCTTCTTGTTAGTGCCGATGTCTTGACCGGTAGCTTTCGCCTTGGCCTTCGGCGTACGAGGCCGGGGCATTGCATTACTTTCTATGCGGCTAGGCTTGCGCCCTTCGCCCAATTATCTACACACCATAATGGCTGTAGATTTGACAATGCCCACGCTTCTTTAAACTGCGGGCAGTCTGGTGTTGAATAATTGAATGAGCACAGCGGACGCTTGTGGTCTATGTGCCACCCGTGGAATCCATAATTGTCCCACGTCATGCCCGGTTCAAATTGTTTTTCAATTGATGCCGAGAATTCTTCGAATGTAAATCCCAATAGATCGAACTTACTACGGCCATTACGAGACCCTTTGGCAAGCTTGCGAGAGAGGCCAGCGCCAATAGCGTTGTCTAGTTTGCCTCGTATCGTCGCATTGTTATCGTTCGCAGCCTTGCGGAGTTGTTCGGCATTGGCTGCATAGTAGCTGCGCCCATATGCTCTGGCCGAGTCGATGTCGGCTACCCGCCTGTCATGCCGATCCTTACCACAGCACTCTTTGCATACGGATCGTCTGCCGTACTTGCCTGTTGAGTGAGTATAGAAGCACTCCAAATCTTTTTCTTGAAGGCAAGTAGTGCAGATTCTATGCAATTTTACCCCCAACATTTGAATTGAGAATTTGCGAATCAAGGCCCATGTCGGTGCTAGCTCCCATGAAGCTGCAGACTCTTGACCCCCCCCTATACTGTTCGTTAAAACAGAAGGGATAGCAACAGCATCAACACAACATGCGCAACGATCACAACAACCGTAATCACTGCATCGCGCTCGTTTGTGTTGGCCAGCCATCCGCATCACAACCAATCACCTTGAACACACCATTACTCTTGCGTGTGCCATCAGGCTTTTCCTTTACTTGATTGTCATGCAGTCTACATAGGTGACGTGCATTGCTCTCGTGATCACGTCCACCCATGGCACGTGATACGATGTGGTCTACTACCTTGCCCGGTGATGTGCACCCCTTAACCTCGCACACACCACCCGACCTATGCTTTACATCTGCACACACAGCACGCCATACAGATGTGTGGTAGAATGGATCATTAGGCACGGTACATCTTCTGTAGTGCGCTTACCAAGAGACACAAGACAACGTACGCACAGACAAGAACAAACGGTGCAGCCAACACTAATGCTACGATGCTCATTTGATGTACGTAACAACGTAGATGATTGCTGCAATAAGCAAGACAACTAACCAGAATGACATTTCGCATTCTCCTCACGCAACTTAGCTAGCTCTTGCAAAGCCAACTGACACACGTTGATTACTTCGGCGTAGCGTGTCCGCCTGCCCTTAGCTGCAGCGACAGTCGCATGCAGCATGTGGTCAACTAGGGGTGTGTCCATCTAAAGCACACCGACAGTTTCGAACGAACCGTCTCCTTCGTCCTCAAGGAATTCGTTGACTTCTTCCACCGTCATAGGTCGAACGTTTTCTAACGGTGCACCAACAAGTGACTTGGTGAGAACGTCGCCAAGAATTTCTAGATTCAGCGAAGATAGATCGCTGACAGTAAATGACCCTTTGACGACGCAATCGCATTCGTCGCTAGTGTTCATCGACTGCAGTGTCACCCTATACAATTGTGTCATGACAGCACGTTCAGTTTCGCGCTATCGAACTGCGTAAACACCAACGCTAGCCAATGCCTGACGTAGCCACGCAACACGGGGCTCTTGTCTCCACCGATGTAGGCAAGAAACGACTTGCTCTCTGCATCAACGTTTTCGCAAGCACGTGCATTCAGCATCGGGATATCAAGCGACCCAGCGGGGAAATCAAACTTCGTATCGTTGATACGATTTCCTACAGCGACATAGCGCGAACTCGCGATAGATGCTGTAATCGACTGAACCTCTGTAAGCGAATCCTGCGTGTTTCCGAGAACATGAAGAACAGTCAGGCTGCACTTTTCGGGATCAAGGAATCCGATATCCTTAAGCGTGTTGATTGTCGGCGTAAGCAACCCGGCGCGAAGATCGATCACGGTTACGGCGGAGCCGAGCGTATCGAAAACCTTCATCTGCCCATCAGAGTCGGTCAAGTCGACCAATTCTGTTTTGTCATCGTGGAAGCGCTTCAGCACACCAAGCGGCGTTTCCGTATCAAAAGCGCGGTGCTCGATTGTGTTGGTCTTGAGATAATCAAGCAACGCACGCGTGACCGTCGTTTTGCCGACGCCGCCCTTATTCGCTCCGACGATAATTACTTTCGGCTTGGTCATGCCACATCTCCGTCAGTCTGCGGCGCTTCTGATGCAGCCTGCGCCTTGCGGAAGTTCGCGAAGTCAACAACATTGTCGACGACAAGCACGGGAGTAGCAGGGTTGTTCTCTGCGAGCCGTACGCGGTTCATCGGCATCGCAAGCGACATGACGCCGCTGTTCATCTGCACGGCGCTAACGCCAAGCATCTTTTCCGAGCCGACGTAAACGCTAAGCTCGCCTTCCTGATTGCGAACAACGGTCACATTGCTAAAAATAATCTGATCGGCCACAGGGGCCACAATCTCATTTGACACTTCGTCTCCTCTACGAATTTGTACTAATGAAGTGCTTCGCCCAAAACCAAGCGAAGCAAGCGATTTCGAAATGGCTTAACACGGACACCCAAGCGGCATTGGCCGGCAGGCATCCTTCAGGCGTTGTAGAATTCGTTCAAGCAGAGTCATTGGCGGTCCTTTGTTTGGTGCACGATGGCGAAACAAATTTTTTGCCACCGGGGAGTAACACGAACCAACGCGGCAGTGCCGCACGCTCGTAACTCAACCCGGTGGCGTCACGGTGCGGAGGAGGCGCACGCGTGAATTGAATTTATGTGGCGGTAGGTCCGTCGACCTTTGGGGCTAGCGTGATCGTGCTTCCCTATCCCGTGCACGGGACCGCCGTAGACCGCGCATCAACGCGGGGTAATTAAGGACTGCGCTTCGTAGGCATTACTCTATCGCCAGTGTGTGCAGTCTTACGCATGATCGGGAAGCCGATCGTATCGCGCCCATACGGTACGCGAATTCTAATTGGTGCCGCGTGATGGGATTGAACCACCGACCTAATCGTTACAAGTGATTTGCTGCTACCACTGAGCTAACGCGGCCTTTACGCTGGATCAGACTTTTCGGACTTGAACTCACAGCCGGCCATGACAAAGAATTCTTTGCCGGTGCCGTTCAAAAATTCTGCCTTCTCTTTGATCTTCGCAATCTCGTCTACGCAAACCTGATAGCTTTCGACTTCGTTGCGCTTGACCTCCGGCTGTGTCATTCCCGGCGCTAAGAACACCAACACAATAAAAATCTTCAGCACTTCCATTCCTCTCAATGAAAACGAATTTGGTCAAAGCGATAGGACTTGAACCTACGACCCCTGCGCCCCAAACGCAGTGCTCTACCAACTGAGCTACGCTAAGAAACTTGAGCATGTTTTATTAGCGACACGATCTTGTGTCGCACCGGCCCTTTCGGATTGGCGGCCATGCTCTACCGGCTAGTTAGACGTTCACACTAGCAACTCACGTTGGTTGCGGAGAATGGGATTTGAACCCATGACCTACAGGTTATGAGCCTGTCGCGCTACCGGGCTGCGCCATCCCGCTGAATTCGTGAGAGTGTCCTACCGCTAGACGAACGCCGCACGTTGCAAATACGACTTGGCGCGAGCAACGTATTCACGGCGTAAAGGAATCGAACCTCTGTCTCTCTCTGCTCTTTGTCGAGTAGGCGTGTAATGACGCCTCGTTCTTTCTCACAGTGCATACCGGTGCTGGCTCAAGGCCAGCAAATCGCGTTAATCAGACGCGACACTAGCGGGTGATTAGCCCACACCGGACCCTATGACTCTCGACTGTTTAGTGATGGTGTCTTTCCAAAAGACGAACGACGCAATTCACGCCGTAGAGGATTCGAACCCCTGTTTCCATCTGCTCTGCTAGCGCTCGATTTGCGCTAGACTGAATTAAACACCACCAACCCAGATTGCGGAATACCGCCGTTTTTTGATGCCGTGCTTAAACTACGAA